TGTTGATCTCTGAAATTCATTTTTGTCTCTGCATTTCTAAGCTTAACATAGAATCCCATCCAATGCTGCAAAGGGTATTTTTTGTCAAAATAATCTGGCGAGACTTCTGTTCTTTTGATATATGTGGTGAACAAGCTGCCATTTTCCACAAAGACTTGTTTTATATCTGGTCTGGTCTTTTGCAAAAATTGATATGTATTAAAAAAGACGGCTCTTATCATTTCCAAATCTTGCCTACCAACCAATCTGTAATTAACCAGGAACACACTTGACGGCTTAGGATTCGTGATTCCCCTAAATGAAATAAATCTTTTCATTGCTGGAGAAGATAGATTTGCCACTATTCTTAGCGGATATCTTCTATCGACATAAAATCCATATCTCTTGGCGACCGACAAATAATATTCAAAATTTGGAGAGTTAATAAAGTCTATCTTCTCTTTATCGGACGAAAACCCAGTATCACCAAAATCAATACAAAGCCCAGTAGAATTTATACTATACGAAGTAGAGGTAACAAAACTGGGTGTTGAAATAGTGTTCTTCTCGACATATTCTAATATAAAATCTTGAAAGAACGGCACGAATTTATCCACATTCGTAAACTTTTTTGATTCGCCACTTTCTATAACATATGACAAGAATTTATTTTTCATTGCTTCAAGAAGAAAGGTTTGGTTTAGCTGATTGTTTACATAAGATCTTTTTACTTCTAGATTCTGCAAAACAGGGTCTCTTTGGATTTTGCCATTTTGAACAGCAATTCTTATTTCTTTTATGAACTCGCCATATGCATCAGCAACAAAGTTTAAGGCATATTGATTTGGTGCGCCGAGAAGCGGGACAAGATTCTGATCCTTGACTATTACAGAGCGATAAAGCGGATCCACTCTTCCATAAAAGGTGTTTTCTTGGAAACCGAAATCGACTAAAACACTTTGCATTTCCTCACTAACTTCAGAATAAGCATATGTCTCGTACAGTACTCTTCTGGTAAACAATTCAAAGGAAGTCATGTCGTTTGTTGCCTTTGCTTCCTTTTTTAAATCTTCTACTGTGAATCCTCTAGTCATTTATGTGCCCACCTTTTTTGAAGATATGTCGGCTGTATCTCCAAGTTGTATCTTGTTGGCGTCCGCATCCTCTGGTTGTTCCTCTTCTTCGACATCACCAAAGGAAAATGCTGCTCCTGGTCCGCCTGAAGTTTCATACATAGCTTTGATTTTTGTTTCATATTTGCCATTTTCTATATATGATTCAACTTTGGTTACAAGGTGATACCCACCGAGACCCATTACACGAGAAACGGAATTGGGATTAGTAGGCTTTCCTAGTTTAGCGCCAAGACCGAGAGGGTTAAAGAATATATACTGACCTGGGAAGAATAAAGTGTTACCAACCATTGTTAAATCAACATTATACAGATCTGCCAAGTGATTCAAAGGATTAAGTTTGTTTCTCTCTACAACTCTTTGTTCTCTCTGACCCTCTATACCGACTCGCTCAAAACTAACCGATTTGATAAGTCCGCGATCTCTTCCCATATAAAAGTGAAGAATTCCATTTTCTCTATCTCTAACTGGATCCCCCTGTAAGTGGTCTGCTTGTTTTGACTGCATATAATATATTTTGTAATCAAAAAACTGATCGCCTGATGCCGGGCTTGATGATATGAAGTCTCTCTTCATTGTATTCAAATGTATTCTTGAGTTGTTTTCAATACTCATTTGGGCAAATTGTATGCCAACAAATTTTCCATCTCCCAAATCAAACTTGCCAAATCTCTCTTTGGATGGCTGCAACAAGCCATATTTCTCTTTAATTGGATCTTTTGGCTTTTTAGATTTTTTAGAAGTTTTGATTGAAATAGAGTTGTTCCTGGGAACAAGGCTTCTTTCTCTTGTTGAACTATTCTCTTTATAAAACAAAGAATTGACAATGAAATTCTTCATACAATCTTTTATAAAGTTATCTAAGCTATAATCATCTCTTTCAGAAAATACAATCTTCTTGTTAATAAACTGCCTGAATAATGAATAAGAAACTGGTATGTCGCCAATGTTTAAAAGAAAAGACTTTTTATTTTTCCTATCTGGAGGCATCTTTATCCCTCCTAAAATTATCTTCATATTTTCTGATCGGCTTGGATAGTAGCCACCTTCACGAGTTAACTCATCCGTCGTAAGTGAACCAAAAGCCCTTTCGGCGGCAAAATCTATCAAGTCCCCCAAATAGAACCAAGGTATATAAAAGGTCTCTTCATCTCGGATGAGCCCTGCACCCTCAAGGAAGGGATCGACGGATATGGCATCATCTGTGGTGATTTTATCCTCACCAGTAAAAAATCTGCCATTAGCTGCATTATAAACTTGACCCTTGAGATTCGTAAGGTTTGCCACAACCGAGCCATCTTCTATTTCTTTCTCTAAATTAGTGGCATTTATAGTATTGACATCCAAGTTAGTCTCCGCTGCGAGAATTCCCGTAGATTCATTTTCTGCCGCATTTACTATGAGTTCTTTCGTTGCGGCATTTTGGAGCTTTCTCAAAAATTCAGTTCCCTGGGCAACATTAGTGCCAATACCCGGCTTACTTAAATCGAGCCCAAGTCTACCTGGGGGCATCTTTTCAAAATCGAACATTGATGCATTTGCATTGGGTCGTATGAGATCTCTTCTTTGAATGCTAGCATAAAACATTCTATTTGTCCGCAAAAGATAAGAAGTAAATGCTTGAATTGCTTGAATTCTTCCTCTCGTTTTTAGGTTGGTAATTTGCTTTTCTACATCTTCTGCTACTTGTTCCGTTGACTCTATGACAACATTATTATTACTTTCGCGTTCAGCACCATCTAAGTTCTCTTTTATGTTGCTGAGTGTTTGAGAAAGAGCAGATAATCTTTCTTTGGTTTCTTTATCGAAAATAATACTTGCCCTTGAATCTTTCATGTTGGCGGACATCCTGCCCCTATAATCAATCGATAGAGTATAGGTACCATCTTGCTGAATATCAAAAGTGTGCCCAACAAGTGTCAATATAAGTTCTCTTCTTTGTGTTTTTAAAGCCCGATTCAGTTTTGTTTTATTTTCGTAATCTAAAATATAATCATTATTATAGGCCCATCCAACAGTTGCCTGAATTTCGTAAAATTTAGAATCTGTGTTCAATTTTTTCGATTCTTTTTGAGTGTTTCTCTCATCAACCTCTTTATCTTCGGAAGTTGGTGGATCCTGCCTTATGAGCAGATCAACATATTTAAACCCATTCTCATTCACTTTCAAAAGTTCATCAAAACTTTGAAAATATAAAACCAATTTTGCTGTAATATCGCTCTTGGCGGCGACCACATTTGTTCCGTTAAGCTGCCAATCAAATGATTTAATTCCGACACCACTTCGTCCAGCATTAAGAGCATCGGCACTCTGAATTTTTGTAAAAGTATCGAACACAAAAGGAATTTGTCCTTGCCGTTCTCCTTTTGAATTATAAATTAGTTTTGACATTTTTATCATTGGGACAAGCGAAGAAACTTCTGGAACTGTAATGTTTGTAAATTCGTCGCTGTGTTTTTTGTATGTCAGCACATTCATCAACTTATATGGCTCACCATCAATCATGAGAACTCTCTTATATTCCGGATTAACATAGCCACGAATTGACCTATTGTATTGTACAATTTTTTTAAGATTATTGTCAAAAGTCAACATTCTCTGTGCTTTTACACCCATTTGTTGGAGAAGTTGTTGTCTCTCTTCTTCAGTAATTGACTCACCTCTTATTAGCTTTGCAAGAGCGCCTTCTTGAAGCTCAGCGGCGCGCTTGCCTCTCGCAAATGCATCGTTTGTTACTGCATCATCAACTGTACCGAAAGACTTTGGATTGTCCCATTGATTGATCATCCTATTGAATGCTGTGGATTCTAATAGGAAGTTAGACATAAGTCCATAAATTGGACCATATCCTCTATTTTTATTTAGGCTCTGCTTACTCTGGATCGCTTGTTCGCTAACCTTCCACACATCATCCGGGAAAGCAGTTTTTTCATCAATTGACCCATAAGAATTATGAGGAAAAGGCTCCTTCCTGGAACCTTCTTTATCCACAAAAGAACTAGCCCTAAATCCTGTTGCCTCAATCAGATTGTCAAATTTTCTACCCCCGAGAAAACCGTCAGCAGATGGGATCGGTATGGAATCGCCTCCGGGGTCGTTGAAAAAAAGTTTATCAGAATTTGGATCTTTCCAAGCTAAGACTTCTCCATAAAAATATCTTCTAAAAATTTCTCCAAGACGACTTTTAGAAGACCACTTAACATTTCCCTTCATCGCTTTACAAATGTCTATGATGAGAAGCAGTTGTGGTTCGCCAAATTTGCTAAAATAAGATGGGGTTTTTGGAGCATTTTTTAATGTAGAGATATTTGCTTTATTATCTCCAGTAAAATCTAGCCCCCATAGATCATTTTCTAAGATTAATTTTATCTCTTGTCTGGTTACATATGAGAAAGTACCTGGCTTATTTCCAGCAGCAGGCAAATCTTTATTGATCTGCCTGACACCTGGCTGATATGTAGTTACAACACTAGGGTTGAGGTTAAAAGTTACTGCATCCCAAGTATACTCTCTTCCATTAGCCATTACTCACCCCCGCTTGTCTTGTCCTGATAATATAAATCAAGAATCTCTTCAAGAGGAAGAGGAATATAGACGATATCCCCTATGACATAATCAGCCTCTGTTGGTCTCTGATTATACCATGCTATTAACCACCAAAGCTCTGGGTCTCCGTAGTACTTGTCAGCCAGCTTATACAACTTATCACCGACGACCCACAGGTGTTCCAAGCGATCTAAGTTCATTCTGTCTTTTTCAGAGATATCGTTTAAGGTTGGTGTGGTATATTGCTTGACTTTTTTCAGACCTCTTTTCTTCAACAAGTCTTTATAGATTTCTTGCGAGTTTGTTCGTATAATCCTGTTGTCGTATCTGATTCCCATCGAATCTCCACTAAAATATTAATTATTCAACCGCCTAAATTTGATCGGTTTCTAGCATTTCTTTCTTTTCTTGATTTTCTATTTGTTCTTCTTTCTCTGTTTCTACCCGTCGGATCGGTATTCTCTCGTTTCTTCTGTTCTTCTGATTTAGTGACACCTTGTGCAGCCGCTGGAGAGTCACTTGAGGGAGTCTTTGCTTCTTCAGGCTGGGGCTCTGAATCAGTTTGTTCGTCTTGGGACTCATTCTCGACGATAATCTCACGATTAAAGTCAGGTATCTCGTGTACCACATTGGCACTCAATCCAGCAGGCATATATGGCCACGACATCTTGTCAGGGATTGGTGAATCGGTGCCAGTTTCCCTTATGCAAGTTCTCTCCCAGAATCCGCTACAATCGTGCCACCCAAGGTGATGCTCGTGAATAACATCAAACTGCGCATTGAAAGTTAAAAGCTTCGGATACAAGTCAGAAACACCAGGCTCTTCAAACCATCCAGCATCCAAATCAGGAGCAAATTCAAGTCCATTTAGTTTTCCTAACAATCCCTGTGTACTATCCCTTTTTATCAAATTTGTAAATTTCATCCTCAAGAGGGGTGGCTTTGTAATGGTTGTCGCATCTCCATCTCTTGTGTATGAAGGGTACAGAAATCTCATCATCTTGGAAGCTCTTGCGAGATTTTGTTTTGCCTCTGGGACACTCGAAGCCGGAACAGCCCATGCAATAGAAATACTTCTCTTTGTTCCCTGGAAAGTGTAGATTGGGTCTCCGCGACCATAGACTTCTTCGGAGTTCCAATTCGAACTGAACGAGTCGGTATAGCCTGTTAGAAAAGCTTTAAAAGAAACATACCTAATCTCTGGATTACCGTGAATATATTCAAACTGGATGTAGTATCCTCTGTCCGAACCAAGGAGATTGGAGGGGTCAGAATAGGTAGCCAATCCGCTTTCAGACTTAAAGTCTTTGAATAACGGCTTAGGAGGTGTTGGGTTTTTATATTCACTGTTGCTCATTTAATTATTTTCCTATCCTGCGGGGATAAACATTCCCTTGACAATACTACCAACCATGACTTCCAAGCCTCTTCCAAAATTAATGTATATGTCCTGCTTTTGTCCGCCAGGAGCGACAGAAGTAGCAGCAGTGGTGCCAGCAGCCGGTACCATGGCAGCATTACCATTGATTGTTGCAACTAAGTTTTGAACTGCTGTTATCTTCCTAGTGTCATCTATACTTTGAATAGAGTCTGTTGTATCTTTAACTGCTTGGAGAACATTTGTCAAGTTTTCTACTTCTCCTGTCATAATAGTTGCAATTGCCTGGAAAAGATCCGCAATTGGTCGAAGATTTTCAAAATTCATCATACTAAGGGCAGCAGCGAGACCAATAAAGGCACCAGTAACAACACCCAATAAGAGTGTTATTGGTAACAAGAATACTGATGCAAGCGCCAACATATTCATCGCATATGCGATGAACAACAAGGAGGCACCAAAAGCAAGCATTTGTTCAGGACTGGCTACTTTGAAAAGTTCACTCAATGAATCAACGATCATGCTGATGCCTATCGCCGCAAGAAAAACCGAAGCACCGACTGATAAGATAGCAAAACCGAAAGCAAGAATGCCAGGTGCGGCAGTATTCATTGCTGCACCAAGGGCGGCTGTAGGACCAACGAGGGTAATAATTCCCGAGGATGCCGGGGCTGCGGTTGGACCAATCAGTCCCAGTGCAGGTAGAAATAGTTGGAATGCTAATGTGCCAGATGTCAATACTTTTGCTAATAAAAATAGCGCACCCACAATGGTAATGATAACCGGAAGGGAACCACCGAAGTACTCATTAACCGCCTGAAAGCCTTGAAGAAGAGTCTTGAGAAGGGCGACTACTGGCTGAAGTTGTAAAGCGAATTCTCGATATAATTGATTCATCTCATCTTGAAGTGTGTTAAACTCTGTAGTTTGTTTTTGAAGATCGATCAATTCAGTTTGAGACATATTTTGCATAGTGTCTCCGAGAGTATCAAACTGCCCTGCCATTACAAGTGCCAATTCACCAACATCTTTTAGTCCCATAGCATTTGCAAGAGTTATCTTTTCATAATATGCCATGTCGTCAAAACTCTTCCCAGCTTCATTTGCGGCATCCGAAAGCATCCTCATTCTATCAACCGGATTTGTCGCCGAGACCAATTCTAGAGAATTCAAAAATGGCCCTCCAAGGACGGCATTTAACTTTCCAACAGATTCCGCAGCACCCTCGAAAGTATCAAATTTTTCAGTAATACTTAAAAGTTGACCGACTTCCATTCCGGCTTCACGGGCGGCGGCTGCAACATCTTTAAACACTTCGGTTCCCATGGAGCCAAATTTGCTCATATGAGGTGCAGCCTCCTGAAAAGCTGATGCCATTTCAGCAGGCGGCATACCAATCGCTTGGGCAAAAGTAAACATTTCTCTTGAAGTTGCGGCTGCCGCTTCAGCACTCAAGCCCATAACCGAAGTCATTATTTGAACATTTCCTGCTGTAATATCAGAAGATACACCCATTTTATCCAACAAAGCTGTGGTTTTCATAAGATCTGTCTGAGCAGATTTTGATACATCACGAAATGATGTGAACTTGGTTGTCAGAGCGGTGGCGGCTGCTCCAACTTCTTCAAGTCCGGCGCCATATCTAAACATCTCGCCCTCGACTTCCATCATCATGTCGCCATATGTCCCAACAGCACCAGTAGCCCTGTTGAACTCAACAAGGGTGGAATCAGTGGCTAATGCAAGCTTTTTTGTTTCTTCGGCAACCTTCAAAAGAGAAGAGCCTATCATGTTTGACATCGTGAAGGTTCTCTGCATCGCATTAAACAAGCCCTGCATACCACCTGGGCTGAATAACATCCCGAATGCAGTGCCCTCAAACCTATCACTTACACCCAGAAACCTGTCAAATACTTGATCATATTTGGCTGCCGTTTGTGAGATATTTTTATTTAACTCTTCTAAAGACCTAAGCTCTTCCTCAGTTGCCTCGCCTCTCAAGACGGCGAGTCTCATTCTTTCAACTTCTAAATTTAAGGCTGCTTCTTGTTGGTCTCCTATATTTTGGGCAAGTTCTAATTCTTTTTTTGCTGCTTCAAGTCTTCTTACCATTCTTGGAATGGATTGTTTTTCCAATTCCTTCTCAAACTTAAGAATCTCAATATATTTTTCCTTAGTTATGTTGAGTTCTTCAACTAATCTAAGTTGTTCTTCTGTTAATTCGATTTCCTCTTCTGTTGCCATTTATAAAAATTCCTACTTAAAAGGCCACTTTATGCCCGTCTGTCTTTCAAAAGCCTTTACTGCCCTTGTCAAAGCAGATTTTGATTTATAAGTTTTTGGATTATCTAGTCCGTGCTTCTTGGCTGACTCAATATATTTCTTTTCGTTACCCAAAGCCCTAGCGAAAGATTCGACATCCTTTTCGCTACCTCTTAGATAGAAAGGTGTCACCTTGCGACTAAAGCCTGGCTCACGAAACATATAACTAAGCATCAATTTAATTTGACTACCAAACATACCCAAGAAACTTTCGTTCATTTCGTTCTTCTTAAGTTGTTCCAAGTCAATTTCAATTTCAACGATTTGATCTTCGTTTAGGTCTTGCACGACTGTATCTCCTCATTTTATATAATAAATAGTTTTTTATAAAATAAAACCGGAAACGATTTGTTTCCGGGTCTATTTTGATTTTGCTGACTTTCTAGCCTTCTCCATCTGTTTCTTTTCGTCTTCAAATTGCTTTCCTAGTCTTTGCAGAAACCATCTTCGAATCTGAATTGGAAGATTGTATGTTTCTATAAAAGACCATCCACCGTGATATTTTAAAGCGAATATCTCTTCATAAACACTTTCAATATATTTATCACTTAGGCCAAAAAAACTCCGCTGTAAGCGGAACCTCCACCACGTCTTCGTGGAAGCAATGTGAACACTCAAACTTTTGAGACAAGTCAACATTAGGTGAAGCCTTTGCGTAGACTGTTCTCAAGTGCTTAGAATCCTTTGCTGGGAGGTTATCAATTAGAGAATTAATAGTAGCTTGTTCAGTTCTTCCATTAACGGAAGCAATTGTCATTCTTAATTGGTCAGTTAAAGTCGTATTAACAAGATTCTTATTCTTCTTGTTTTGACTTAACTGAGCCAAGTATTGCTCGTCTTTTCCGGTCAACATTCTAAGTTCAACATCAACACCGAAAACGGGTAGTTTTGTGACAAAAGTATTTCTATCTGTCCAAGTTATATTTTCTAATTCATCACCTCCTTTGTTTAGGGATTTTTGACCCAGATCGAAAGTGAATCTAGAGCTTTGTTTGCAAGCTGGACAGACTACTTGGGTTTCATATTCTTCCCCATATCCAGTGGCTCTCGCCGCAATCAAAATAGCGTTTCTATCGCCGACAAGAAGATCTTGAACATTGATGTTCTTATCAACAATAACGCTTTGCATAAATCGGTCTAATGCTAGACCCTTCTTGAGCAAGGTTTTAGACGAAAGAATATCTTCTTCCTTAGCGGTCATATGCCTAATCTCAATCACACTCTGTCCGTGCAAAGGGTGATTTTCATTATAATGCTTACCTTCTGATGGAAGTTCTACGAACTCTGTTGGAGTTGAGAATGTAAGAGGTCCACCAGTAGCTTGAAAAGCTGGTACTGCATCTGACGACATAGGACCGGAATCTAATCCCAGCCTGTCTTTATTTCTCGACAAATAACACCTCTCGTTGTTGTGTTTTTATAAAATCAGGTAGTTCCTGGCTTGAAGAACTGCTTTCCATTGAATAGAGCAGCAGCGCCACCGGCTTCAGCAGCATTCGCTGTCTCAAGAACAGCCCAATCGTATCTGATTGTTAAGGAAATTTCGCTCAAAGCATCATCTTCATAGCTCAAATCGCCATAGTTGATTGCGGTAATGAATGGATTCCAAAGTGTCCAGGTTTCCATTGCATTTCCATCAGAATCGATTTGCTGGATCGTAACACCGTTAAGGGCATCGACAGCCTTTTGCTTTGAGATTGTCTGAGTATCGTTAACATTTCTAGGAGGATTATAGCCACTAGCCTGCAAGATAGCAGCCGTAGCAGCGGCAGCATCTGGACTGATTGGGTCAACCAAGGTAACATCAACCGCTTCCCACTCCACTCTTCCTGGGTAATAGAACTTATGATTCAAGAAACTGTGGTCAATCTCGGTGATTGTTGGGGATGGTTTTTTAACCGTTTTCGCATACCATGTGGCACCATTAGGCATGTTGCCTAAGATAACCACAAATCTATATTTTCTTTTCGGATCTTTGCCGCTTGCGTCTGTCCAGAATGCCATGTTGAGTAAACTCCTTCTTTACTTAATTAGTGGAATATTTTTTTTAATCCTCAAAAGATGCGCCAGATCTTGTAATAACAAAGTCAATCGCGATAAACTCGATAGACCGTGCTGGCTTCAAGAAGATCTTAGCATACATAATGTTCTGATCAACCAAATCTGGTGTTGTGGTTGTCTCGTCCAGGATGACTCTGAATTCTGTCAAGCCTAGTCTAGACTGAACACTGGATAGGAATGGATTTACTTGACTTGTAAATCTTGTCCAAGTTGTTTGAACATTTTGGTCGAACAACAAGCCAGAAGCGATTCTTGAAATCTCCTTCTTGACATAAATCATCAAACGACG